CAGGCCGTCCTTGTTGGCCTCCACTTCCTCGACGATCTCCAGGTCCTGGAGCTTCAGGAGCACGTCGAGGAGTTCGCTTTTGACCTTCGGCGGCGTCTTCGAGGAGAGCTTTTCCCTGGGGAACCGGAGCGCCACCCGCTCACGGCAGGCCTTCCGGACATAGTCCAGGGTCCTGATCGTCGTGATGTCCAGGAGCGAGATGTCGGGGATCCCCTGGGCGTCCTCGATGTAGGTGCTGATCGCACGGACGATCTGCACGGCCTCCCCAGGGCCGATCTCCAGGGGCGTGACTCCGTTGTAGAGCAGGCTTTCCTGTTCGGTACGGCTCAAGCGGTCGTTAATATTGGCCGCGGCGATGCCCTTGAGCTCCAGAGTGTTGAGCGGCCGGGCCGGATCCTCTTCGTAGGCCATGATGGCGGCCATTGCTGCAGCGATCTCGTAGGGCATGCTCTTGCGCTTGGTGGCCGAGGTATACCGATGATAGGCGCACAGGATCCTGCCGTGGTTGACCTGGCCGGAGAGCGTGGTCGCCGTGGCAAGGGCGCCGTTCATCCCATAGACGCCGATCCCTGGACGCTGCTCCATCGCACCGGAAACCAGGTCAAGATGATCGGCCAGGGTGCCCAGGTCCGTCTGGGTGTTGAAGGGTGTCACGACGATCTCGTATTGATCCGCAAAAACTGCGGTCAGCGCGTCTTGGAGGGTCGGGTTGGTTGCTCCGTTGGCCATGCCAACGATCGCCACGGTGATCCCGGCCGCGTTTGTCAACTCGTAGCCCAGGCCGATGTCGTTCCCGCAGGGGCCGTCGTTTTTAGCCGTCAGGGTCAGGATATGCTCGCTGCCCGCCCCTCCCACGGCGGCTGTCACCGGGAGATCGGGATGGAGATCCATCTCTGCCTTCAGGGCCGCGGCTACCTCGGCTGCCGTGTCCGCCACCGCGATCGCGATGTCTACCTTTGCATTGGCGATGTAAAGCGTCAGCACGCCCGTCGTCGTTGCCGGGCCGGTCAAGGTGACAGTGCCGGAGGCCGCAACGCCGGCCGCAGCATCATCGAGGGCGACAACCGTCAGGTCCAAATAAGGGTTCGCCGTGATCGCGGCCCGGGACATGAGATGGCAAATGGACCCGGAGCCGAAATAGGTGGCAGCTTCCTGGTCGGAAAAGACCTTCGTCGGAACCTTCTCGGCGATCGTGCCGGCCGTCAGCCTCTGCCCGATGATCAGCATCCGCTGTTTGTTGTTGGGCAGCGTCCGGACGGCGAGGGCCGTGTTGAACTCGAAATACTTCCCCGGCTTTCGGGTCGATGCCGGGATGGTAGCGAATGAAATGTTTTTACTGGCCATTTGTAGTTACCTCCTTCTTCTTCCCCGTCCGTGTGGCGATCACCAGGGAGCCGTCGGCGACCATCCGTCTATAGAACGCGGTGTCGGGAACATCGACGGCCTCCGACTCGGTGATATAGGTCCTTGGTTTCCCTTCCTTCGGGCACTTCATGCCCGGTGCCGCCTGTACCTTCATATGACCTCCTTACTGATCACTGAGTGTGACTTCATCGGCCGCGTCGGCCATCTCATCTCCCGGTTTGAGGTAATACTGGATCCCGATGGTTTCCAGATCCGTCTCGCCCTCCTCCGGCAACTGTTCCACGATCTCGGCCACCTCCGGCAGCTTGATCTCTGCCACGTGGCATAGAACGGACCCGAATAGGCGCGTCTCGATGTTCCCCTCCGGCAATTGATCCCCCTGCGTGCCGGCGAGCTTCTGGCGTGTAAAATCGAGCACGATCCGGTCCACGAAGGCATTCACTGCCTTCTCGGTGGCCGCGTTGTCGTCGAGGCCGTAGTAGCCGCGGATCATGTACCGATGGATCAGCTTCCACTTGGCCATCGTGGCCTTCTGCATCCGGAACCCCGTCCGCATGATCTCCCAGCCGAAGATCTTCTTCGTGGCCGGATCCTGGAAGAGCGAAAGAAAATCCCTTGTGTTTGCCGTCCAGCGTTCGTAATCGTGCACCCGGCCGATGGCCGTCCCCATGGCAGTCAAACGCGTTTTGATAGCCGCTCGCATCGTCGCATCGCTCATCTGCTCAACCCCTTAGCAATCGCTACCCCGTAACGCTGAAAGATCCTCTCGATGTCGGGCCAGTCTTCATCCAGCGTCTTCTCGAACATGTGTGCGCCCTCGGTGCCCTTTTTCGCTATCTTCCATCGCACGGCCGGCTCGATCTTTTCGGCGGTTTCAGCGGAGACCCCCATCTTTACCTCGATCCAGCGCAGCAGGACACCCTGCGGCGGCCGACCTCTTCCCGGGCGACGGCCCTTTTCAACGACGAGGCCATAAAGGCTCGGTGTCCCTACGATACCGATGACGCCGGTGCTTGGCTTGCGCACCTCCGGCTGGATCGAATCAGCCAGGCCCGCATTCTCCTCGCCCATTACCCCTTCGGGAGTCCGCTCTTTGACCTTGACGCTGGTAAATTGCGTGGCCTCGTGCATGGCCGCCACTTGCTGCTTTCGTACCGTTTCCGACGGCCGGCCGGTAAAGAGGGTGCCCTTCCAGATGAGCTTGCTCGATATCCTCATACTGCCCTCAATGGGTAAGCCGCACCCGGTCAGTCTCCGGAGCGGAGGCCTTCACCGACGCGGCAGGAAACCCGCCGTCCGCGTCGATTCCAAGGTGATCCAGATAGAGCTGCCTGAGCCGTTTCCCCCGGGCCGCAAACTCTCCGCTTTTGGTCCTGTAATTCACCACGTCGGCGGCAATGGTAGGATCGCTCGTTTGGGCGAACAGATTCGCCAGGGTCTCGCAGCAGAAGGAAGCCGCGAGGCAGCCTACGGCGTCAAGATCTCCGGAGACGATGTCCGCCTCGACCCTGGGGACCGTGATCGTTACTCTGACAGGGGACCCGATTGAGGGCACCTCGCGCAGCAACCGCAGGACCGGACCGTCCGGGCCTCGGTAGATCCGCCAGTCACGCTCCGGCAAATATGCCTCTGGAACCAGGCCCACCGGGTATTCCACAGAACTGACCCGGCTGAACCCTTCCACCCATCCGTCGGGAAGGTCAACGTCGTGGGTCCCGGCGCCGTTCACGTCGTCCACCAACTCGCCGGGCCTGTCCTTGGAGTACTTGGCCAGGGCAGCGGCGACGGCAGGCGAGTAGTCGTCGTTATCCGTCAGCCGCCCGGAATCATCCTTCACTTTGCTCTTGACCAGGTCGATCAGGCTCAACTTTTCCTCCCCTTACGTCTGGATCGCCGTCCTGGAGACTTCGTACCAATGGCTGCCATCAGAAATGAACCTGATCACATAGAACCGGTTGGCGGTATTCGCGCAGGTCAGTGTGCCGGTTGAAGAGACGAGCGTGGCATGAAAGGTCACGACTTCATCTCCCGTTGTTCCGGCACCCGTGGCAATCACGATGGTGATCTCGTCCCCTGCCGTCCCGGCTCCCGAGAAGGTAATCGTCGTATCCTCGTTGTCGTTGATCGCCAGCGTATAGAGATTCGACAACCCCACGGTGAGCGTGACCGCCTCGCCTGGCGTGAGGACGCTTGCCGCCGAGGCGAGTTGAACCTGCCCGGACCTGTTGGGGATCGTGATCGTCCGGTCGTCCGTTGGATCGGTCACGGAGATTGTCGTCTCATAGGCGTCGGCTGTCGCTCCCTCAAAAATCAAGGGAGTAGCCCCGGTCAAGACACCCAGGACGGAAAGAGCGGAGGTATCCAGGTACTCCTGAAAACTGAACAGGTACTCGGTGGCGGATACGGCAAAGCCGATCTTTTGGGCATAGGCGGGAGCGCTTTGGGTGACCGCCCCGGCCGTTGTGGAAAGATAGGCGTTCTGTCCCTCGGAGAGCGAAGCCCAGCCGCGCAGAATACCGTGCGTGATGATCTCCACGGGATCCCCTGCCGCTGCAGCCCCCAGGCCGATAATTCCCACCGCAGGACGCAGGGCGACCGCATCGGCATCTGCCTTATAGGCCAATCCGTCGGCATCCTTGATGCAGACCACGTCGCCGGTTGCAAGAGCCTCGCCGGCCACGGCACCGAAACCAAAGAGCTTCTGTTTGACGCTGTAGGCAGAGGCATCCGCACCTACCGCGACGAAGAGTGTGATGGCAACCAGCACACTAAAAAACGTTTTAAATCCAATGCATCTTTTCATCGGTATACTCCTTTTCCATCTGCTGTAATGGCGGCCGCCATTCAGGGCGGCCGCCGATCAATCTCCCGGCTGCCGGCTCTGCTCTATGCCACGACCGCCTTGTACGACCCGCGATAGTCCGGGGCCTCGCACTCGTATTCGTGCCGGATCTTGTACTGCACCCGGTCATTGGAGAACATCTGGCCGTTGGTGGGCTGGTCGGCCACGAACATCTCCGGTTCCTGCTGGCCGTTCAGGAATGCCAGCTCCAGGATCTCGGCCTCGTTCGGGTCGGCGAACATCATCCAGTCCGAAGCATCGGTCATGAAGGGACACTCCACCAGGCCCTCGGGCTTGAAGAAGCCGAACATGGGATTGCCGTCGGCCGGGTCGTCCGAGGTGGGCTGGAATTCGTTGACCATCTTCACGATGCCGAAGAGTTCGGTCGGGAAGGCGACGGTCACCGGGCGCAACATCAGCCGCTCGCCCGAGCCGGGCTCGGTCTGCTGTGCCATCGCAGTCTTGGCCTCCAGGGCAGACGCAATGCCGTAAGCCGTGGAGCCCAGGTTGCCGTGGTCGGCATGGAAAATCGCCTTGCTGTCACCTTTGTAAGTGCCGTTGGCGATGAACTTGTTCCAGCAGCGCTTGGCCAGGGTGCGGCGGGCCGCCCGGGGAAGGCGGGAGATGATCTTAGTGACGGCGCGCATGTCGTCGTTGATGATCATGACTCGGGTGATTGTGATCACGCCTCCCTTCTGGCTGAGGGCATAATCAACCTTTTCGTCGGACAACTCGCCCAGGTCCGGATAGGGCTCCACCTGGGTGTTCACGGTTGGCAGATCTCCGTAGTAGCCGATCCTCACGGATTCCATTGGCCGGAAATCCTTAGCGTTCCTGATGTTTGATCCCACCAGGCGGGAAACGCCGTAGTCGGCGATCTCGCGGTAGTCAGCCACCATGCGCCGGTAGAGGGTGTTCCCGAGCACATAAGCAAAGGTGGCGCTCCCGTAGGCGGCCTGAAGGCGCTGGTTCTGACCCGGATCGAGGTAGCCACGTACCTCCGTGTCGCCCGTGATCTCCACGTATGCGGCCCGCAGGCTTCGGAGAGACGGTACGTCGGAGAATTGATCAGCCACTTTGACCCCGAACAGCTTGTCGCAGGCCGCCTGCAGCTTTTCGGCGCTGTCACGGGTCACGCGGATCTCGCCGGCGCCGGTTACCCCGCCAGAACCGAGCAGGCTGTCGATCATCTCCTTTTCCTCCTTGATGGCCGCCTGCAGGATTTCCGCCTCGAATACCTGGCCGGTAAACCGCTTGCGCAGCTTGGCCTGGGCCACTTCGGGGAGCTTGCTACCGTTAAGTTCCCGATCAAGCATGAGGCCGGCGGCCAGGAGCTTCACCTGCTTGAGTTCGTCGCTATCACCGGCGACGATGACTTTCTTGAGCCCCTCCACGACCGCGGCCGTCAGTTGCTCACCACGGCCGCCTGCATCATTCACGGCCGCCGCGGCCAGAAGCGCGATCAGTTCATCCGTGGTGACTTTTTCCTGGTCGATCTTGGCAAATTCGTCAGGCCGCACCTTCTGGAGCGCGGCCAAAAGCTTTTCCTTCATCTCATCCTCCTCTCGGTCAGCCGCAACTGCCGCGGCCAGTCTCAAAAAACGTCCGTTGTTGGTCGGGTCATAGACCACATCCACCTGTACCCCGGTGATCTTCACCGGCTCCTTCACTTTCTTTCCGGCTACCATCTTGGTGACCGCCTTGGCATCCACGTCATGGGACAGGCCGAACAGACTCGGCATGCCCCGTTCGTGGCTGTCCACCAATCCATCCCGTAGCCATTTGGCGCTCTTCAGGATGAAGAGATCGGCCTCGATCCCGGTGCCCGTGTCGGCCGGGTTCTTCAGCCATCCCACCAGCTCACGCACGCTCTTCCCGAACGGCTTTGGTTGCGCCAGATGCTGCGAATCGGCCAGCGCGAACACCTTGGCCCCGTCATAGAGGGACAACGCAGCCACCAGCGGTTCCCGGGGCCAGTTGATCCTTCCATCAGACCCCAGGCCGTATTCCACGACCTGCACACGCCATTGATAGCCGTATCCCTCGTCAGCCGGATCTCCGGCCGCGGCCAGTATGCGGCTTGCCGCCTGCAGGGGGATGAACTCGATCTTCTTCTGCACCGGCTGAGCCTCCCCCAGCGATACCTTGTCGTCCACCAAGGCATAGGAGCGCTGATAGTAGAGCGGCCCCTTGTTGCCCGCCGGCCCCTCCAGCTCGTAAACCACCGAGTCGGCATAAAGCTCTACGATGTAGATATAGCTGCCCGACCCAGGATTGTGGGCCGCCTCCAGTGCCTGCCGTACCAGGTCACGAATTTGATCGAACGATAACGGCATCGCCTTGCCTCCTTTCTCCTCACCAGGCCCCGGTCACTTCTTCACCCGGTGCTTACGACCGTCGGCAGCCACGATCACCACTTCCTGACCATCGATTCGCCAGGACAGAACGTCCGCGGCCGTCAACGGCCTGGTCTCGGGCACATGGTTCGTGCGGTCGCCTCCGTCCGTCTTGACCTTCTCCTCCTTGGAGGTGGAAAAGGTCAGCCCTTCGAGCCATTTTGCATTGAAATCATCCTTCGGCATCTCAACTCTCCTTTCTGCTGGTTTAGGTGCCCCCGTTGACACCTGTTATAAACATGTCAAGCGGCCCGTGGTTGCGTTTACGCCCCTGGGTGCGTATGGATGGGGGTCAAAAACGTCCTGGGCAAATTTAAGCGGCCTGACTTCCTCTCGCTTCCCCGCCCGCCTTTTTCCCCCATGCCGGGTGCCAGGGCACCACGTCGCACCCGCAGTGGATGACCTCCTCGGCAGGCAGATTCGGCGCCCGGGGATAGTCGATCACCAGGGAGCCGATGACAAAGGGCTCGTCCACCGGCACATGCGTTCCATGCAGCCGGACATGGTTCACGCGGGGCACCTTGGGATGACCGGCATGCACCCACTGCTTTTCCATTTCCGGAACGCTGCTGGAGGCCTGTTTCAGCCCTTCCACGGTCGCCGTCGAGTAGGCACGGCCCATTTCTACTTTGGCGATCGTTTCGGCCCTGGCCTCCAGGCTCTTGAAGGCACCGGGGCTGTCCAGCGTCCCGGCGATCGCCTGGATCACCTGGTGCGGCGTTTTCTGCCCCAGGAGCCCCAGGGAAAGCTCCCCCCGGATCTTGTTGAAGGCGTCGCCGGCAAGCCCGGAGATCTTGTGAACGCTGTAGTCCTTGAGCGTTCTGAGAAGCGGTCCCGGAATATGGCCGAAGGTCACAAAGAGTCCCCCTTCACGCATGGCCGCAGGCACCAGGTCGGCACCCGATTCCCACGCCTGATCCAACCTCCGCGACATCTCGACCGAGCCGTTCGATTCAAAGGCCGACAGATACCTCTCGACGCTGGCCAGATTGGCTTTGAGCATTTGCGCCGTGTAGGTTTCGCCTGGGAGAGCCGCAAGCTCCTCCACGATCTGGCGCTTCGCCTCCGCCAGCATCCCCCTCAGCGCAGCCTGGCCGGAGAGCAGGTCCTTTTCCTTCTGCGCCAAAAGGCGCCCTATCTCGGCAGCCACAGTCGTCATTTGGCCCTCCGGCTGTAGTCGGCGTATTCGGGCGATCTCTGGCTCGGCTCGGCCTCCGGATCGTACTCGTACCCCACGAAGGCCAGGAAATAGGCGAAGGCCTTTGCAGCATCGTCGTTGCTGATCCACCCCTGCACCTCGGCCGTGGTCAGGGCAGTGGCCACCTGCTGCAGCATGGTAGAGAGCTTGGCCACCTCCTTGTCGGAGATCTCCGGCGTCTGGATCTCGTATGCGTACAGCTCCTCCTCGGGAACGCCGGTCAGATACCTGGCCTCGACGGCCGACTCGATGACGAAGTCAAAGACGAACTCCAGCATGTTCTTGATCTTTTCCTGCCGGTTCGCGATGATCTTCCGCGACGGGT